GGGGATGGCATCCCACACCGTCGCCACCTGCCTGGACGGACCAACTGGGCAGTATGGCTTTGTGTAAATTGGTCTGTGCCTAGACTAGCTAGGAGACAGCTGTCAGCCTCCCGCGAGTGGGGAAACAGCCGTGGAAGACTCGTATCATAACCTGTTATCTTGCCTTGTTTGTTGTTTCGGGGTCCCGCCTCCACAGGGTTATCGTGCCCAGGAGGAACCAGAGGTCCGAGGCGTTCGACTAGGTATGGCGGCTCAGTCATCACCTTGCGCTCTTCGCCACTCTCGGGATAGCAGTACGTGGGATATCCCTGCATTGCCCTCGTGCCGCGAAGCCTACGAAAGTCTAGGGAATTGTGTAACGTTCTGTGCAAGAATTGCAAGTGCATGCAGCTTAGCTAGTTGTTTAACCTCTAGGACCCGAATTGGTAGGGACATTGCTACCGTTAAGAAGGTTGTTTTATCTTCAGAATTTGTCAGGAATTCGTTTGAAGTGGCCGCTAAGCATCTGGCGGTGGGGAAAGGGTTGGCCATTCCTTTCGCTAAGGTTGCAGTGGTTGCTTATTTCTGTTATCGTCTCTTGCGCCTGCTGCGTTCGGATCGGCGCGAGACACGCACTTTGTTTGATGGTCAGGACGACATTTCGTTTTGCGGTCATTGCTCGCCTCAGTTGCTACAGCCGCGGTTAATGACTCTTGGGAATGCATACGTCAAACGCTTTCATGTTCCTGCCAACTGCCCTAGGTGCAGCTGGTTCTGGCCCTGGGCTAGCACCCGCCGTGCAGAGGTCAGAGTTGGGCGGTCGCATTACCAGTTTCTAGGCACCTACAGTGCGCTTAGAATGCAGAGGCAGAGGGATGTACACTGTCCGGCAGTGAACCAACTCGATGTTTCGAACGAGTATTCGTTCGTACACCGCTTTCTGCAGCTCCACGCTGGCACCATCGGTGCCATGGAGAGCCAGAGTAGCTGGTGCTACAGTTACCACACTCGCTCCTATTGCGCGGCGAGCCAGTGGGAAGAGTTGGATGGCGAGGTCGAAGCTGAAGACACTCCACCCCCAAGTGCGATACAGCGCATGCGGGCTTTGTGGAACTTCTTGGACGACCACTTGCGCCAACTGCCACAGTCGACTGTCCTCTCCTCTGCGTTTACTAGGTGCCGCGAGCTGATCGGTGACAGAATAGATGCCATCTCAAGCATCACGCCTCATGCCAGGATGGCTGCGTTGGAAATTGA